CGGCGCAAGCCACATCGGTTCTGGATTCCATCAACCGGGAGTTGGCCGATCTGGAAGCCGGTACGGCGGTGGAGCTGAAAAAGCTTCTGTTCGCGAACACCAGTGTACCGGTATCTGCGTTTGTGGCTGATTCTACATATCAGGATTATCCATTCCGTGCGGCGATTGCGCTGACGGGGGTGCTGGATACCATGATTCCGGAGGTGGTTCTCGGCGTCGCAGACGCAATTGACGGCAATTTTGCCCCTGTTGCAGCTACCTATAACGGCGGCGTGTATCTGTATGCCGCAAGTGCCCCGGAATCGGCAATTACAGTTCCCACCATTATTTGCTGGAAAGGCGGTGTAAGCGCATGATTGGCAGAGTTAATACTGGTGGTGGCGGCACAGGCGGCACCCTGACCGTCACAGCTCCAGCAAACGTCACGGTGACTGTTTCCAAGGACGGCAAGAGTAAGATCAAGAACTCCGGCACCAGCGGTGTGGTGGCCTTCAAGGGACTTGCAAGCGGGACGTGGACACTTACGATTACGGATGGGTCACAAACCTCATCTAAGCCTGTTGTCGTCACTGCCAATTATTCAACCGTGATTGCATTTTTCACAGCCACCATCGACATCACCTATCCCGCCGGTTCGACCTGCACTTGCTCTGACGGCACAACGACTCTATCCGCCCCTGATACTAGCGGTACATGGGCTTGCATTGTGCCGAACGCCGGGACTTGGACTGCAGCCGCTACAGATGGGGTAGAAAACACCAGTGAATCTGTATCTATAACTACAGATGGTCAAATCGTGGCTATTGAGCTTAGCTATTTGCTCTGGCTGTATAAAAGCGGAAATACCTATAATGCAGTAACCGGAGGCTGGTCAGTATCCAAGCATCCCTCGACTGGCGGAAGCTTTGACGGCGTACTTACTCTAAACGCCGATAGCATGCTATTATCTACAGAAGTATGGGGTGGCAGTGTAGGATATGCAAATGCATTCACGAATAACTCGATTGATCTGACTGGAGTAAATACTCTGAAATTCAAAATAACGGGTATTGGTGATACTGCATACTCGGACAAAGAGGGCAATACACATAAGTTCCAATTCAGTCTTGTGGTGGCAAATGAACGGCCTACCAAGCAAAACCCAACATTTGCCGCAAATATGAATATCCTGGCAACCGGCGAATATTCTGTCGACGTTTCAGCTGTAAGCGCGGGATACGTTGGCATATGGATAAACACCGGAGGATACAAAAAAACGACGCTGACAATATCTGAGATATGGGGTGAAGAATGATGATTTACATTGATTCTGACTTTAAGTGCTACGTCACCTCTGGTGAAGGCCTTACACCTATTGAAACAGATGTCTTCGACGGTAAGTGCAATATTTATATTCAGGGCTATCGCTTCATCCCGGCGGGTAAGACGTGGACACGCGCTGATGGCGTGGTGTTCACTGGTGAGATGATCGCCCCGTGGAAGCCGTGGGCGGAGCTGGACGCTGTACAGCGAGAGTATGAGCGGGAGCATTACCAAACGGCCGTTGCCCAGAACACCGAATATGAATCTGCGTTGACTGAAATTGAAACCGCTCTGGGGGTGAATAACGCATGATGACCATCGAAGAGCGTAAAAACGCTATCCTTGCGAAAATCGCGGAAATGAAAGCCAGCGGCGGCGAGGAACAGCTGAAAGAGCTGGATGAAGCTTACAAGAAGGGGGTTGACAGTCTGTGACACAAGAGGAAAGAAAAAGCATCATGTATGCTCAGGGACGGGCGAACGCGCTTGCCTTGCAGGAGAAAGCCCCGGACATGACAGGCACCGAACTGAACGCGGCGGATAGCGACATTCCCGGTTTCAAGGCCGCTGTCGCAAACAAAAACATGTTGGAGCGCAAGGCCGGGTTTGTGTGCCGGTCATCTGCTGGCCGTGTGGTGCGGCTGGTGCAGCCCTATGACAGCACTATCTACACTCAGGAGCCAGAGGAACTTCCAGCGCAGTGGGGGTTTGCTTGGAGCACCGACCCAGCGAAAGCGTTGCCGTTCGTCGCTATGTCTACTAGCCCCTATAATAAGGGCGACTGCTGCACGGAAGGCGGTAAAGTGTACCGCTCCACGTTGGACAATAATGTATGGTCGCCGTCCGCATACCCACAGGGCTGGGAAGAGGTGAACGTATGACGGTAAAGCAAATTCAGTGCCTTCTGACCTATCTGGGCTATTCTCCCGGCACGATTGACGGAGCTGACGGCAAGAACACGCAAGCGGCTATCCGGGCGTTTCAGGCGGACTACGGACTTACCGTGGACGGGATACCGGGAGCCGCTACCCAGAAAATGCTCATCGGTGCTATCGCCGGGACGGCGGTAAAGGTGGAGAAGCCGGAGAACAGCGACGCGCCGAAAACCGGGGCGTTCTGGGATGATATCCGGTATTTCACCCGGGAGGAATTCCGGTGCCAGTGCGGCGGGAAATACTGCAACGGCTTTCCCGCAGAACCCGCAGAGGAAACCGTCCGCATGGCCGATGAGATACGCCGTCGGGCGGGGGTTCCCCTGAATGTGAATTCCGGTGTGAGGTGCAAGCGGCACAATGCCGAAGTGGGCGGAGTATCCAACTCCCTGCACACCACGGGACAGGCCGTAGACCTCTCAGGGGCTATCTCCCCGGAGAAACTGTATGCCATAGCGCAGAAGGTGCAGGCCGAGAAAATCCCCGGGCGGGGCGGCCTAGGGCTGTACGGATGGGGGATTCACGAGGACAACGGGAAGTACAGCCGTTGGAATGGCTGAGAAAGAAGGAACGAGATGCACGAATTGGTAAAAACTGCCGTTACGATTCTAATCACGCTGATTGGGTCGGCGGGCTTCTGGAGTTATCTGGATGCCCGCCGGACAAAGAAAAGCGCAAACACCCGCCTGCTGGTGGGAATCGCGCATGATAGGATTGTATTTCTCGGAATGAAGTACGTGGAGCGCGGGTATATCACCAGTGATGAGTACGAGAACCTGAACGATTATCTTTATGCGCCATATGCAGAAGCCGGAGGCAACGGCTCTGCGAAACGTGTAATGGAGGAAGTGCGGAAACTTCCGCTGCATAATTAAAGGAGGAAAACAAAATGATTAACTGGATTGTACGTATCAAGAACAAAAACTTCTGGCTGGCCGCGATTCCCGCGCTGCTTCTGCTGGTGCAGACGGTGGCCGCCCTGTTCGGCTTTACGCTGGACTTGGGCGAAATCGGCGACAAGCTGCTGGCCGTGGTGAACGCCGTGTTTGCGCTGCTGGTGATTCTGGGCGTGGTCAATGATCCTACCACCGCCGGTATCGCTGACAGCAAACAGGCAAGAACTTACATTTCTCCCAAGGAGGACTGATGTGACAAGTGGATAAAGTCCCGTGGAATCGGGTAATTCTGGATGAATTTTGTTCTCTGGCGATTCTCACGCCGTTGGAGGAAAAGATCATCCGCACCCGAGCCGCCGGATGGAGCCGTGTACAGCAGTGCCACGCTTACGGCATGTCCCTTGCCACATTAGACAGGTACATTAGGAAGTTGAAAAACTCCTATAACAGTGTGCAGGAGTATAGCTACATACTCCCGAAAAACATAGACTTCTGATAGCTTTTTGAAGGATATGTGATTGTAAGTCGGTAGGGAAACGAGAGTTTCCCTACCGATTTTTTTGTTATTCTATAGGCAGAAAGGGGGCGTTGCCTATGGCTGAATTTCAAAGCTTTAATCCAAATCCCCGCGCCGCGAAAGTCGGCGATTGCGCAGTTAGAGCTGTGGCAAAGGCTCTGGGAATTGACTGGTATCAATCATACGTTGAGCTGGCCAGCGAGGGGCTGACTCAATGTGATATGCCTAGCGCAAATAACGTATGGGGCGCGGTGTTACGGCGGCACGGATTCAGGCGGGCGGCAATCCCGGCGGAATGCCCGGATTGCTACACCGTAGGCGATTTTATCCGGGAATACCCTGACGGGATTTACGTTGTCGCGCTGAAAAACCACGTTGTTGCCGTGGTAAACGGCGTTTTGTACGATACTTGGAACTCAATGGACGAAAATCCTATCTATTTTTGGAGGCGTGAATGATGGCAAATCCTTATATGCAGCCCAACTACCAATCCGGCTATTTTCAGCCCAACTATTTCCAGCCGCAAATGCCCATCGGGCAACCGCAGATGCCCGCACAACCCCAACAGCCGCCCCTTGATGACCGAATTTGGGTAGCTTCGGAATCTGCGGCGGAGGCGTTTATCGTCACGGCAAACGGATTTGTGCGGCTCTGGGACAGCAATAAGCCGGTATTCTACGAAAAGCGGACGGACGCGCAAGGGCGACCAATGCCGATTGTAGCGTATGAATACAAAATCCGGGATGCGGGAGCTACCCCGGAGGCAGTCAGCGCAGGATTTGAGCAGCGGCTTTCTGCTGTAGAGGAACGGCTGAACCAGCTGACAGATGGAAAACGCGATGCCAAGAAAGCGGAGGTAAAACGCAATGATGCCTAATCCTATGCAGATGATTTCCCAATTCCCCCAATTTATGCAGCAGATGAGGGGGCAAGACCCGCAGCAACTGCTTAATCAGCTTGTACAGAGCGGGCGTGTAAACCAGCAGCAGCTTAACCAAGCCCAGCAAATGGCACAGCAGATGCAGGGGCAGTTTGAGCAATTCCGGGGCATGTTCGGCTTCGGAGCGCCTAGAAGGTAAACAATAATCTGGCCAGATTTTGTTATATTTTTCATCTTTTGAAAGGAGAACAAAATGAGTATTACAGCAAGTGAAATGACCCCCGCTGATATCAGAGCTGTCACCGATGGCAACAACGGCGGCTATGGCGGAGGCTGGGGCGGTGAATGGTTCATCTGGATTGTCCTGTTTGCCGTATTGTTTGGCTGGGGCGGCAACGGCTGGGGCGGAGGCTTTGGCGGCCGTGGTTCCGGCGCTGGCGTGGTGGACGGGTATGTTCTCGCGTCCGATTTTTCCAACATCGAGCGGAAAATTGACAGCGTGAACAACGGCGTTTGCGACGGCTTCTATGCCATGAATACCGGTATGCTCAATGGGTTTGCAGGCGTGAACCAGAATATCAGCAACGGTTTCCAGGCGGCGGAGCTTTCCCGGTGCAATCAGCAGACTGCCTTGATGCAGCAGCTTTTCCAGATGCAGATGGCAAATCAGGAGTGCTGCTGCGAAAATCGCGCCGCTATCCAGGGCGTAAATTACAACATGGCTACCCAGAGCTGCGACACCCGGAACACCATCCAGAACACCACCCGGGACATTATCGACGCTATGAACTGCGGTTTCCGCTCCATTGACCAGCGCTTGACTGCCCAGGAGCTGGCGGCGAAAGATCAGAAAATCGCCGATCAGAATCAGCAGCTCTTTATGGCGCAGCTGGCCGCTTCCCAGAATGCCCAGAATCTCACGATCAAGGGCTATGTGGAGAACCAGTTCGCGTATTACAATCCCCGCCCGGTTCCCGCTTATCAGGTGCAGAATCCCAACTGCTGCTACGGTAACGGCTACGGCTGCGGGAGTGTAGCGTAAGGAGGGACTAGCATGGCGGTTGAACTTACTGCGAACGCTGTCCAGGCGGTGCCCGCCGGACAAAACGTGCTGTTTACCGATGCGCCGGTGAAATGCGGGCGGGGGTATGTTGTTCACCGTGAAGGCGCTGGGCTGGTGACGCTTCGGGGCATTTGCAATGGATGTTCCCCAATCGCGCGGTATCGCGTGCTTTTCGTGGGAAACATCTCCGTGCCTACCGGCGGAACCGCTGGGGCTATCAGCGTAGCGCTGGCGCTGGGCGGTGAAGCGCTTCCCACCACTACGGCGACGGCAACACCCGCCGCCGTGGGAGACGCATTCAACGTGGCGACTTCCGCGTTTGTGGATGTTCCCCGTGGGTGCTGCGTAGCGTTATCCGTGCGCAATGTCTCCGCGCAGGCAATCGATGTTGCCAACGCCAATCTGATGATTGAGCGCGTGGCCTAGGAGGTGAAATTATGAAGCACTGGGAACAGTTGAGAGATACACTTTGCCGGGAACTGGACGAAATCGCCGAAAAAGGCGAACTGTCCGCCGGTGATCTGGAAACCGTGGACAAGCTGACGCACACCATGAAGAATCTGGATAAGATTATGATGGGTGAGGGATACAGCAGTGCCGTGGACTGGTACGCCATGGGCAACTATGGACGGGATGGCTATAGAGCCGATTACCGGGACGGCGTGAGCTATCGAGGCCGTAAACGCGATAGCATGGGACGCTACAGCCGCGCAGACGCCAAGGAAGATATTGCGGATAAGCTGCGGCGCATGATTGATGAAGCGCCGGATAGCCGGACGCGAGAGGCTTTAGAAAAGGCCGTCCGTTGTATGGAGGATTAAAAAATGTTGGCAGAGCGGGATTTGCTGGAAACAATCGAAGAATGTAAAGCAGTGAAGCGCCCGACGGCGGCAACATGCCAGTTAATGGCCTCATGCTATACCATTCTAGATCATATGTTTCCGGAACATTCCCGCTCTGCTGATATTTCCCCCAAAAGCTTGTATTCCTCCGCTACTGCGCCACAAAATGATGAAATATCCGGGAGCGAGTTTGCAATTGCCGCAAATTCAGCGGGAATGAAACGGCTATTAGAAGTGATGGACGAACACATGGAGTGCATTCGGCTGATATACCCAAAAGAATACGCGGCGATTATGCGGCGGCTCAAAGAATGAGCGGCAAAATTCCGTTGCCAATCCGTTGCCAATTTGCACCATAAAAACGTACCGCACGCGGAAAAATATTAAAATCTGTGGTAATATTTTCCCGTAGAATAGTTCGGAGAACGCGGGAATATAGCTGATAAAGCAATAAAAAAGCCCTAGAATAAGTTTCTAGGGCTTTTTTATGTGGCGGAGAGAGTGGGATTCGAACCCACGGTGGGTTGCCCCATCACCAGTTTTCAAGACTGGCTCCTTAAACCGCTCGGACATCTCTCCAGACTTCATAAAATATATCATCCAGAGGGAAAATTGTCAAGAGCTTTGACGCAGGGGCGAGATTAGTGCTTGACAAACATTCTGCCATATGCTAGAATACTTTGGCAATCAAGTGAATAGTTTTCTTTTTATTCGGAGTGATACCCAAGAGGCCGAAGGGGCTCCCCTGCTAAGGGAGTAGGCGTCTAAAAAGCGCGCGAGGGTTCAAATCCCTCTCACTCCGCCACAATACAGCTCATTGCGTGTGCAGTGGGCTGTATTTTTTTGACTTGGTGCTTGCAGGAGGGGGAGACTGTGGACAAGATGTACGCGGACAGGGAAACGATTCTGGCCATGGCGCGTTCCGGGAAATTTGTTCCGTGCAGCTATCTGCAAAGGGTGTTTGAATTCTGTTGACAAGCGGTTTTTGCCGATTTATAATGTTCCCTGAAAGGAAGTGTCGGATGATGGCGGTTCGGCTCAATGACGACAAGGAACTGGTAAAAACCATTCGGGAAGGTCTGAAGCGCACGGGAGGCTACTGCCCCTGTCGGCTGGAGCGGACGGAGGACAATAAGTGCATCTGTAAGGAATTCCGGGAGCAGATCGCAGACCCGAATTTCAAGGGCTATTGCCACTGTATGCTCTATTACAAGGATTGACAAATAATTGTTGACAAATTTCGCCTGCTGTGATACGATATCCGAGCGCTGAGGGAAACTGGCAGGCAGATATGGGCGAGTGGTGGAATTGGTAGACTCGCTAGATTCAGGTTCTAGTGTTCACTGCGGACGTGCGGGTTCAAGTCCCGCCTCGCCCACCATGACGAGTGTTCTTACAGCATTTGAAAGGCTGTAAGAACACTCGCTTTTTATACAGCGAGTTCACAGGGGGCGT